GCGCGTGCTTGGTCGCCCGAAGCCGTGCCGGATTGGCCTGATACGCTTGTTGTTGCCGTTGAAATGCCGGTCGGCGGCGAACTACCGGCCAGCGGTGGCACGGCGCTGCCGTCTGCTGCGGTCCCACCTGTCGCCCGCGGCCCTGGCAGCGGTGGCACGACGCCGCCCGAGGTGCCCGATGCGCCGGCCGATGCTCCCGTTGACCCTGCGGCAGGCGCGGTTTCGGTTGGAGATGCTGCGCCGGGCAACTGAACACCGAGAGCACGCAATAGCTTGACGGTCTCGGGTGGCGCGTTGATGGTCGCCTGCGTCCGGGCCACCTCGCCCGCTATGGTCGCCGTATTGCGCGTGTTGGCGCCAGCCTGCTCGGCGGCGACATTTGCAGCCCTGGCGATGTTGTCGGAGGCGTGCAGCCCGGTCTGGAACGTCTGCTCCTTGGCCGCCGCTGTCGCCGCGATGTCGCCCGCCGACTTCTGCAGCCCGGTCTCCCGCGTCGTCGCGAGCTGATCGGCGAGCACCGTTTGCTGCTGCGCGAGGTCCGCTTTCTGCTGCTCAAGCCCGGCCTGGCCGGCGAATTGGGCGACGCCTGCGCCGAGGGCGCTAAGGCCGTTCATAAGCGAAACCATCAGGATGCTGCCTTCTGCTGATACGGGTTCGCGAGAAACTGGCCCACTGTTAGCCGCGCGATGTCGCCGTTACCCCGGGTCGCGTCCGCCGCCAGACCGTTGCCCACAAGCGGAGCGTTGGGGTTCGTCAGGGCTGTCTTGATCGCCTGCTCTGCCCCACCGGGTCCGAGCCGGTGCGCCGCCTGCAGGGTCTGCACCGTCACCGGCAGGCCCGCCGCATCGAGCGCGCTCGCCGCCTCGGTGTTGATATGCCGCATCACGGCAGTGTTCAGGCCCGGCTGGTATTTCTGCACATCCCGCTCGACGTCGGATGCAGCGACCGGCAGGCCCATCTTCTGCGTCGCCGCGTCCCATGTGCCGTTGGTGATCTGAAACAGCCCGCCCGCCGACGAGACGGGGTTCTGTGCGTTGGCCTTGCCGCCACTTTCCGGCCCCTTGATGGCAAGCTCGGCCTGCCACAGCGCCGCCGCGTGCGGGTTGTCGCCGTAGGGGTTCGGACCCGGCGGCATCCTCGGCCCCGGAAGCGCGGCGGCCGGTGTGGACTCTTGCGCAGGAGCCGGCGCGGCCGGCGTCGACTCTACCGGCGCGCCGGGCGTGGCGTTTAGCAGCGGCGTGCGGGCAGGCGTCAGCGCGGCACGGATACCGTCGCTGATGTTGTCCTGGATCGCAGCGCCAGCCTGCGCGGACACCCCGGTGCCGAGGCCGCTAATGCCGTTGATCAATGACACGGACGGTTAACCGCCGGCAGCCGCAGGGCCGTTGATCAATCCGCCCGGTCCCGGCGGCAGCGGCGTCGGCGTGGCGGCGTCAGGATGACGGGTAAATCCGGCCTTGAGATTGATCGCAGCCATGGCCTGCGGATCGCGCGTGATGGCGTGAACCTTCACCGCCGCGTTCGCGAGACCGGCCTTGGTGATGCCGAACCGGGCGAATAAGAAGTCCGCGAAGATGTGGGTCGCGCGCACCAACTCGGGCTGTCCGACCGGGGCGATCTTCGACCTGTCGATGAAATCCAGCCCCTTCAGCATGAGCGTCAGCGCCGCCGGAACCGCCGCCTTCATCGGCATGATGCCGTGTGCCTGCTTGCGCATGATGACCATCAGCGACACCGCGCCTTTCGCTGCGTCGGCGACCGGGTCGCGGCTTTTGGCGAGCGATGCCATCAAGCCGTTTGGTCCCTTGTCGAGCGCAAGGTGCATGCCGGCTACGACGATCTTTGTATAATTCTGGCGGTTCTCAGGAACGAGGCCCGATTCAACCTGGTCCTGCGTCTGCTGAAGCAGTGGGCTCGACAGTTCGGACATTGGATTCTCCTCACGCCGCCGCGGCCGTTGCGGGCTTGCCCGTCACGTTGGCCGCCACGGGCGCCTGATTGATGAACCCCGGTGTAGGCGTCGGCGCCGACGAGGACGCGCCCGGCACCAGCGTCTGCGGCGCCCCGGTCACCGGAGCGGAGGACGCAACCGCCTTTGGCATTGCCAGGTTCGCCGTCTGCTGCTGTGTCAGCGCCGCCGCCGCGTTGTTCGCCGCGGCTTGCGCGTTGAGCTCGGTGACTTGCGCGGGCGTGAGCGTGCTGGTTGCCCCGGTCAGCAGCGATCCGGCGGCCTGCATCATGCCGTAGGTGAGTAACTGGTTGTTTTTGGTGAAGTCCTGGATGCCGGAGAGCGCGCTGGAGAGCGTGGCGCCGATGCCGGTGCCGGAGTTGGCAGCCGAATCCGCACCGGATGCAGCGCCCGGAGACCAGCCGAGCGAGCCGGGGTTCGAGGACGGCAACACGCCGGACCCGCCAACGCCAGGCGCAGCGACCCCGCCCGGCGCGAGCGCACCCGGCGGTAGGTTCGGCACGGGGTTAACCGCAGCGGCGCCGGTAGGGGGGGACGGCTGATCCCCCACAACCGCAGTCGAAGTCGTGCCCCCCGTCTGTGAAAGCGCCTGTTGGTTTGCCAGCGCCGTTTGATCTGGCGCCGGCAGTTCGGTTCCAAGCGAAGGCGCGGCATTCGTCGCCGCCGAGGCTTGCGTGGAGGCCGCCGCCGTTGGTGCCGCATCCGCACCCGAGACCGGTGACGTGATGACGTTGCCGGTTGCCGGATCGACGGCGCCCACTTCACCGGGCGGCTCTGGCGGCGTCGGGATAACATCGGCCGTCGAGGCTGCTGTATCCGCGCCCGCGTTCGCGCCTGACATGGCATCGAGTGATCCCTGCGACGCCGCATCGGCCGTCGAGGCGGTTGGAGTGGCGCCGAACAGAGGGGCGCTCGCATCGGCCCCCAGCAACCCGGCGCTGGACGCGAGGCTGCCGACCGCGCCGACCGCGCCGATAACGCCGCCCGCTATCGTGAGTGCTTTGTCTTTCGTGACCGCCCCGACCGCAGAAATGGTCGCACCCACGGCAGCGATGACCCCGAGCGCGGTGATCGTTCCCGCGACAGCCGCGCTGACGGCAACTGCGTCCACGGCGACCGCGATGGCGACAGCTATGATCGGCATTTCTGATCCAATCTGAAATGAACGAAGAACTCCGATTCTTCCGTTACCCGGCCGCCGATCAGCACGTTCAGCCGCTGCTGGCGCAGCTCCTCCCGCGGAGTCCTCGTCGTGGCGTAGCCGTAGCGTTCGAGCAGTGGCGCCAGCCAGCCGCGGATCAAGCCGGGCGAGATCCGATGACCGCCAAAGCTGGTGTAGTGCAGTTCAGGCCCTCGGATCAGGGTGACATAGGCAAGCTCGCCGCCGATCCGGATCGGCGTGATCTCCCACTCCTCCAGGCCACGCGCGAACTGCTCGCGTGTGATGTAGACGTCCGGCTCGATCTGAGACCAAAGCGCGTCAATTACCTCGTTCACTGTCCACCGCCGCCGCCGCTGGTGTCAGTTGATGCGGTTGGCGACGACGCAGATGAGGATGCTGGCGGATCACTGAACACCAGCGTCGAGTTCGCCTGCTGGTTGCTCGCGATATCGTTCAACGCCGTTAGACCGTCCTGCAACTGCGCGACGCCATCGTTCAGTGCCGCGGCCTGCTGCGCCGTGGACAGATTCGGGTTGGTCATGATCGCGGACAGGTTCGTCAGCGCCTGACTGTAGAGCGCCGACGCACTCGCCGACGTTTGCAGTAATGTCTTGTTGTTGTCGGTCAGGTTCTGGATCTGCGTGTTGATCGCGCCGTTCGCCTGGATATTTTGCAGCGCCGCGGCGTTGTTCGCGTTCGCTATCGTCACCGCGTTCTCGTTGTTCCACTGCGCGATGGTTTGCGCCGACTGGGTCTGCTGCTGCTCGATACTCAGGTTCGTATTGGCGGAAATGTTGGCAAGGTTGGTTTGCAGTTGGGACTGCAAATTCTGCACTTGCACCGTCGTCTGGTCCTGCTTCTCCTGATTGGTCAGCGAGGTGTTCGCCTGAATCTGTGCGATATTCTGCGACGATGCCGTGGACTGCGCAGCCCCGGATGCGGTGTTGGCCGCCGCCGCGTTGGCCTGGCTGGTCTGGGTGGCGAGGCTGGCATTCTGCAGGCCCGCGGTGTTGGCCGCCGCCGCCTGTGCAGCCGCCGCAGTGTTCTGCGCGGTGGTGGTGTTGGTCGCGGCCTGGTTGTAGGTCGCCGCGTCGGCCGTGGCGATCGGCGTCGCCGCGGTGTAGAGCGCCGACTGGCCGGCGGTGATGCCCTGCGACGAGTTGATCAACCCCCGCTGGTTCATCAGGTCTTTGGCGTTGGCCTCGGCCTGCGCCATCAGCGGCGAGCCGGACGCGATGATGTTGCTGATCTGGCCCGACACCGTGGCGTTCGGCGAGACCTGAAACTGATTGACGTTCGCGCCGACTGCGGGGGCGGCGTTCGTCGCGGTCGCGTTCGTCGTCGTGTATGGCGTGACCGTGGTGCCGCCGACCGTTTGCGGTGTACCGGACGCCGCTGTGGTCGTGGCTGGCGTGGTGGACGGCGCCGTGTTGATCAGACCGGTCCCGGTTGGCACTGGCGGCAGAGCGCCAGGAGTCGGCGGCGGCACCGTAGGCGGCACTGATGGCGCATTGACCGCTGGAGTGAGCGAGCCTGACATTTATGCAGCTTTCATCTTCACAGCGGATAGGCCAGCGCCGCGACGAACAGCGCGTCGAGTTGTGCATCGGTGACGCCGATCTCCGCCATCAGCGCCGGGGTGAGAAACGGCCCATTCCGGAACAGTTGCTGCTGGTTCTGCCACGCAAGCTGCATCGTCCCGCCGGTTTGTGTAACGATCGCCTGAACGTCGGAGAACAGCGTGGCCGGCGCCGGATGCACCGCTGATGGCGTCGCCAGCATGACCTGCATTGCCTGCCAGCGCGATATGGCGGCCGGCACGACAACCGGCGGGACCGGGGCGGGATCGGGCGTGTTTCCGGCGGCGACCCAGGCGAGATACTGCTGGTAGTCGGCGTTGGCCGGGTCGGCGGGGATGTTGGCCCCGTCGCTCCGTTGGATGATCGTGGACCCATTGGTCAGGGCGTAGGTTGTCATGATTACAGGTCCGCTGAGGCTGCGTAGGTTGCAATAAGAGTTGCACCACCGAGTGCAGTGGCGGTTGCATACGGTTCAAAGCCAGCGGCGGTGATGCCCGCAGATGACGCCCCGGTAGCGTTGAACAGACTAACCCCGGTTGGGGCTGGGATGGTCGGGGCGGCCCGCATCTGCACAGGGAACTGAAGCCACTGTGAGAAGTTCTGTCCAGCCGCCATGTAAGAAACGAGGTTGATAGTAATCGGCTGGTAAAACCTCAAGCACCGAATAGGGTGCAGTGCCGGGTCAATCCGCTCGAACGGCGTGGCAACCGAACCGGCTTCAAGCTGCACCGAGGTGATGTCCCATGTCAGGTTGCCCGTCGCCGTCGCCTGGGTGGCAATGATGTCGAACTGTAGACCGGTAACGGCAGCAGCCGGGACAGCAACGGACACGGAGACGTTGCCCGGCGCTCCGGACGATGGGGTGAACGCGATTGGACTACCGATTGCCGTGAGCGTGCCGAAGGTGTCGCCCAGGGTCGGGTAGTAGAACTGGACAGCGAACGTCGTGGTCCCGGCGGACACTGTGTAAGCCGTGTTGAAGCTCAACGTCACCGTCTGTCCCGCGAGGTCGTAGCTCCTGGCCGTCTCGATTCGATGGGTGAAGCGCGCAGTTGCTGCGACAGGCAGGGAGGTTGCGTTAAGCTGGAGCTGCCTGCGGCAGGTGTAGGTCGCCCCACTCGCCTGCGTGATCCCTACTGTCCCCGCAGACCACGAGGCGATCCAGCGGTCCAGCGTATAGGCTCCGGATATGGCGAAGCCCGAGGTGCCCCGCTGGGCGATCTCGAAGTTGCCGTTGTCGATGCGGTTGCGGCCGACGTCGTTGAACACATTGCCGGACGCGGCATTGAGCGCAGTGAACGCCCCGGCAGCAGGCGCAACCCCGCCGATCGCGGGCGGCGAGGCCAGCCAGTTTGTAAAGCCCGCGCCCGAGACCGCACCCGACGCAGACAAGGTCGTAAACGCCCCGGCAGCAGGCGCAACCCCGCCGATCGCGGGCGGCGAAGCCAACGTGTTTGCGGTCTGGATTACACTGCCGGCCAGGGTGGCGGAACCCAGGAAAGCCGGTGCGGTAAGCGGTGCCAGCAATGCCTCCGCGGCTTCCGCCCGCGCCGTTTCCGTCGCGACGTCCGAAAGCATGGCTAGCGTGCCGGGAGCACCGGGCAGCGTGAATGTGTAGCTCCCCTGCTGGTTGAACACAGTAGTGTAAACGCCGGTCGTCGATATCTGCGGCATCATCCCGAACGCCGTGCCGATGGCGGCGAATTCCGCACGCATGGTCGCCGACAGGCCCTCGGACCCGGTGCCGGGACTGCCGCTCGGGTTATAGAACAAGTTCGTCATTATACTCTTATTCCACGGCGCATCGAATAATGATGGATAATACTATTGATCGTATAGGCGGCGATATAGTTCGTCCCTGAATTAACAGTGACGCGGATATTCTCCGCCGTCCCGGTTTCGTCTATGTCCGAGGGTAACAGGCCGCTGCCGTCCCAGGTGAACGCATCCCATACAAAACTGTCCCAGTGCGGCACGGCGCCCAGATTCAGAACGAAATCGACCGCCGGCAGTTGGGCAAGCTGGGCGTTGTTGTATCCGATCTGGTAGCCGAACTGGATATCGGCATAGCTGCCGCCCTGCACCTCGATCGAGGCCGCACGAAACCGCTTCAGGATGCGCGGCGACTTCACCACATCCCACGCCGTCACGAAATAGGCGGAGATCGCCGCTCCGTCGAACGACGTTCCCACGTCCAACTGATAGACATAGCCGCTCTTGCCGCCCGCGTAGGTCGCCTCGTTGTCCGAAACCAGTTTGGTATTATCGACGCACATCATGACGTCGTTGAACAGCATTGGCGCGGCGCCGAGATACTGCTGGTTCAGCACGGTGCAATACAGCGCATAGCCGTCGCCGAAGAACAGCCGGTACTGGCTCTTGCTCCGGTTGATCGCCGATGCCGTCAGATTGCCGCGTTCCCGCGCGATGAACGGCAGGATGTTCTTGGTCAGCGTCGAGGGCAGGAAGTTGCCCCAGTTCATTGTCGTTTTGAGCGTGACAACGCCGAGATCGTCGAGAAAGAACGTGTCGAACAGGTTCTGGCAGGACCGCGGCACTGCGCCGATCGAATTGTTGAACGTGACGAAGTTGAAGGTGGTCGGGTCGGTGCCATACAAAAACGCCGCGTTGCTGCGCAGGTACACGCCAAGCGTTGCCGTGGTCTGGCTGCCCGGCAGGGTGATCATGCCGGTGATCGTGTCGCCGGTCGCGATCTCGCCGCCGCCGTCCACCGAATCCCACATGAACGGCGTGCCGGCGGCGCAATAGATCAGCGACGATCCCTGCGCGATAAACAGATAGTTCTTGTGGAAGCAGATGTGTGACGGCGCATTCGGCGACAGGCCGGTCGCGATCGGCGCCAAGGTGGTGCCGTCGAACTCAAAGAGCGGGTTGACCCCGTCGCACCCGTAGATCCGCTTCGTGGTCAGTTGCCCGGAGAAGTTGCATTTGACGAACTCGAACTGCCCGAACGCCGCCATGGTGATCGGCGTCTGCGGCCCGGTGAGCGTCAGCGTGGCGCCGCCTGCCGTGGTCGCGGCCCCGGCGGCGAAACTGCCCCCGACAGGCGCGAGGATGACGAACTGGCCGACAGCCGAGCCGGACCCCGGCGCAGTCGCCCAAAGACCGGACTGCCACATAACCCGCTTGATCGTCGCCGAGACGGCGCCCTGGATCAGCGTGTCGCCGTCGAACGGCTCGACGGTGCCGCCCGCGGTAAAGGCGACAAGGTCGAAATACGGCACCAGCACCCAACCGGCCGGGGTGGCCTGGTAG